CACACGCTTCAGGGTTGCTTCATCATCAATGATAACAGCGGCAATTTCGCCATTGTTCACCATTTCCTGTTTTCTGATGAACACAATATCCCCGTCATAGATTCTGGCCCCGATCATGGAATCACCCTTGGCCTTCAAGCAGAAATCAGCACGAATGTTGGCACCAGCTTCCACATATAGTTCCTTTTCTTCGTTTGCCATGATGGGTTTACCGCAAGCAATGTCACCGAGTAGAGGAAAACGCTTTGTAGAAATTGGGATGATATTATCAAACTTCACCTGTGGTTGTGAAGGTTCGACTACCACAGATTTATTGATGCTTTTCAACCATTCATTCCGGTTCGGAATATCTGATCTACCCATGAGGTAATCCAAATCAACATTAAAATAGTCTGCTATGGTTTCCATAGATTCAAGGCCCGGTTCCCGTTCGCCCCGTTCATACATATTCACACTACTTTTGGAAAACCCAAGCTGATCCGCCAAGTTCTGTTGAGATAGGCGGCGTTCGGTTCGTAATTGCTTGAACCGATCAGAAAACTTCGGCATAAGTGCACCCCTTTCAGAAGTCTTTCTATAATTTATTATACACATTATGTGCACAAAGTCAATCCGTCGATGTGCACAATTAGTAACACATTTCTTTGTGCACAATTTGTGTTCAGTTGTGCTTGACTTTGAGCACATATCGTGTATAATGATAATCAGACGAGCACAAAAGGTGCACGAACTGATTGGGAGGATTTGAAAATGAAGGTTCATGTTTTTGATACCTATGTCACCATTAAGGATCGTGAAGGACACCCTGATATGGATGATACTTTGCTTGAAAAACTGGATGAAATGCTTACCACTTATGGTGTGCCCCACGCTTTTACCCTTCCCCACGAAAAGACCATGGAAGATTGCCCGGAAGCTACTCTTGAAGTTGCCTATGATTCTTCTGATGATATAACCTTTAGTCTTGTGTATATCCTGTTCAATAAAACTTATCGGGGTGCAACCGATAAAGCGGTTGCGGAATCAATGATTAAGGTTTCTGCAAAATATATGGATGCTGAATAAGCCGAAACGGGCCTGATGGCCCGTCCACCGGAACCGCCCCACCGGTGCCGATGATGGCAGGGCAACAGCGACAACATGAGCGCCCCCGGTTTATGGGTTCGGGTATTGGGTATCAATCCCCATATAAAAGATATGACCGCCCGGAAATTGCTTGTTGGGGCTTTGGCTGTTCTAATTCTGAAGAAAGGATGTGCAAATATGAGTGTTGGCAAGAAACTTCGGGAACTGCGTGGGAGCAGAACCCAAGACGAAATCTCCAAGGAACTTGGGATCACCAAATCTTCTTATGCCATGTATGAGCGTGATGAACGGGTTCCCCGTGATGAAGTGAAGGTTCGCATTTCCAATTTCTTTGGCGTTTCGGTTCAGGAACTTTTTTTTAACTAAATCGAGCACATATAGTGTTCAATAGGAGTAAGCACCATGAATGAAGTCAGTTTGAAACCGGTCATTGATGAACTTGAAACCTTGTTTTCAAAGTTCAACAAAGCCTTCTTTGAAGGGAAGTTGGAAAAGCCTGTGATCACCGTTTCCCCGGATCATACCCGTGGGGCCTATGGGTGGTGTACCGGCTGGAAGGCGTGGCAAGACGGCACCAAGGAAGGCGGCTATTACGAAATCAACCTGTGCGCCGAATACCTGAACCGCCCCTTTGAAGAAACCTGTGGAACCTTGCTTCACGAAATGGTTCACCTTCAGAACCTTCAGGACAATGTTCAAGACACTTCCCGTTCTGGTTCATACCACAACCGGAAGTTCAAGGAAACCGCTGAAGCCCACGGGCTGACCGTGGAGAAAGGCGAAAAGTACGGATGGCACAAAACCACCCTGAACCCGCAAGCAGAAGCCTTTGTGAAATCCCTTGGCAAGTCCGGGTTCTGTCTGGTTCGGCCCCGTACCAATCCGCTGAAGGGTTCCCGGAAGGGGGGGGGATCAAGTTCCCGTAAGTATGTTTGCCCCTGTTGCGGAACCATCATCCGGGCCACCAAGGAAGTTCATGTTCTCTGTGGGGAATGTGAAGTGGCCTTTGAAGAACAGGAGTGATAACCAATGAAGTTGATTGACACCAAGGATTGGAAGGCCGTTCACTTCAAGGATCGAACCATTTTGAGAAGTGACCGCAATCTTTACCCGGAAGCCGATTGGTGGGCTTTGGTTTCCACCGTGGATGTGGAACCGATGAAGGAACCCGGTCATTTCAAGGTGGTAAGCCAATGATGATCACCCGCCAAGTTCGCTGTAAGAAGTGTGGGGAAATGTTTCCCCTGACCTATCCCGAAAAGCTGTCTGACATTGGCCGGGATGTTATTTCTTACTGTCCGCCGTGTTTACACACGGAAATCTTAAAAAATGAAAGGAGTACGCACAATGACCACCTTTGCAGAGCGTTTGAAGAACGCTATGGAACAGGCCAACATGAGCCAATCCGCCTTGTCTGAACAGGCCGGGGCTTCCAAGGCCGCTATCAGCCAATACCTTTCCGGGAAGAACACCCCCGGCCCTGACCGTATCAAGGCCCTTGCCGATGCAACCGGCGTTTCCTTTGATTACCTGATGGGTTATGGAGCCGCCCCGGTTGCTGAACCGCCCATCAAGAAGATCAGCGTGAAGGAAGCCGCCCGGTGCATGGGGAAATCTGATCAGTTCGTCAGAATCGGCCTTCAGCGTGGCCTTCTTCCCTTCGGGAACGCTGTTCCCGGAACCGGCGCTTGCTGGAATTACTACATCAACCCCACAAAGTTCCGTGATTATGTGGGTGCTGATCAGTTCAATTCTTTCTTCGGCCTTACGGCCTGAAAGGGGAACAACGATGGACAACACCCGTGATGAACTGTTGGATTTGATCAGGAACGCCACCAACATTGATATGATTTGCTTCTTCGCCATTATCTATGTGGTTGCGCCTGATTCCCCCCCCCTACACGCCTAACGCCACCCGTGGCGAACTGAAGAAGGCAATTAAGCAGTTGCGGAGCGCCCAGCACAACCCGGATTGCCCCGCTGAAATGTCTGAAGGCTTTGAAACGGCGATTCAGTATATCCGCCGTGAATGGCTTCACCGATGAAAGGATGGTTTATATGCTTCAGATCGGTATGATCGTTAAAATCTTGCCCGATGCGGAATACAGCGGCAAGTTCACCGGCTACATCGGCAAGGTGAAGAATTACTTTTCGCAGAACAAGAAGGTTGGCGTGGAACTTTTTCAGCAGACGAATGACGCAAGTTCCAAGGGCCTGTTTTGGTTCTCTGAATCCAAGGTGGTTGCGGCGGGTACTCTGCCGGATGCCATGATGGAATATATCAAGGCTGATCTTAACGCCACCTTCGGCGTTGCAAATCACACCCGCCGTTCCCGTCAGACCGGCCTTCCGCAGATCAAGAAGGTCATTTACAGCGGCCCCAAGACAATCATTCTGTGGGCCGACAACACCAAAACCATTGTTTCTTGTGGGGAAGCGGATTCCTATGACTACTATTCCGGTTTCTGTGCCGCTGTGGTCAAGAAGCTGTTCGGTTCCACCACCCACGCCAAGAAGGTTTTGGGTGCTTCTATTCAGATCAATGATTAACCTATTCCAGCACCAACAACAGGCCCTTGATGAAACCGAGGGGAAGAACCGGGTGGCCTATTACCTTGATATGGGCCTTGGGAAAACCTTTGTTGGTTCCGAAAAAGCCCTGAAGTTGAACAGCCGTGTAAATCTTCTGGTGTGTCAATGTTCAAAGGTTCAAGACTGGATTGAACACATGACAGAAAATTACGCCATGAATCATTGTTGGATGATTTATGACATGACCAAGAAAAATGAATTTGATTGGTTCATGAAGGCCGCAATGGAAGTTGATAACCCGGATCGGATTTGTGGCGTGATCAACTATGAACTGACCTTCAGGCGGAATGTGCTGAAAACCCTGACCGGCTTCACGCTGATGTTGGATGAAAGTTCCCTGATCCAGAATGAGAACGCCAAACGGTCAAAGTTCATTCTTGGGCTGAAACCGGATAATGTGATCCTTCTGTCAGGCACCCCCACGGGCGGCAAGTATGAAAACCTGTGGAGCCAATGCCAACTGTTGGGGTGGAAGATTTCAAAGGAATTGTTCTGGAAGCAGTACATTCAAACGGAATGGGTGGAAACCGATGGCTTTTGGCGGCAACAGATTACCGGCTATAAGAATGTTGACCGGCTGAAGATGAAGCTGGCCGAACATGGGGCCGTTTTCATGACCACCGAACAGGCCGGGATCAGCCTTCCAAAACGGAACTGGATCAAGGTCAAAACCCGCCCTTCACCCCTTTATTGGAAGTTCTGGAATGATCGCTATGTTGCGATTGACAGCGCCAACCTTGGTGAATTTGAACTGGATGCTGATTTCTACGGTTCCAATGCCCATTGTGAACGGGAACTGATTGGCGATACCAGTTTGACCCGCCGCCTTTATGCCCGTCAGCTTTGCGGCCTATACAACCCGGCCCGTTATGAAGCCTTCCGGGATTTGGTGAACAGTACGGAAGATCGCTTGATTGTGTTCTATAACTTCACAGAAGAAATGGAACGCCTGAAGGGGATTGCCAAGGGCCTGAACCGGCCTGTGTCTGTTCTTTCCGGTGAAGAAAAGAACTTGGATGCTTACCGCTACCAGCACAACAGCATTACCTTCATTCAGTATCAGGCCGGTGCAATGGGCGGCAACTTTCAGCTTGCCAACAAAATCATTTACTTCAGCCTTCCCCAAGGTTCGGAATTGTGGGAGCAATCCCAAAAGCGTATTCACCGCCTTGGGCAAGAACGGCCCTGTTTTTATTACCTGATGATCTGTCCGGGAACGGTCGAAGAAGATATTCTTTCCACTTTGGAAATGAGAAAGGACTATACCGATGAACTATTCAGAAAGTATGAGCAAGCGGCAACAGCGCCGCAAAGCCCTTAACCAGCGGTTCAGGCGGATGTTCCTTGTGGCCCTTCTGATGGGCCTTGCAATGGGGTTTATATTTGGGCGCTGTTCTGCTGTCAACAGCAAGGCCCCGGATGCCCCCATTGAACCGGATCAGCTTACCACCGTGACCCCGGATGTGACCTTGGAGCCGGTGGAACTCCCGCTGGTGGAAGAACCCGCCGAACCTGAACCGGTGCTGTTGGGCAGTTTCAGAATTACCGCCTATTGTTCCTGTGAAAAGTGTTGCGGCGAATGGGCCAAGAACCGGCCCAACGGCATTGTGTATGGTGCCGCTGGTGTGGAACTGAAAGCCGGTGTTTCCTGTGCTTCCCCGCTTCCCTTGGGAACCGTGGTGGAAGTGGAAGGCTTGGGCGAATACATCGTTCAGGATCGCCCCGCCCAATGGGTGATTGACAAATACGGTGAAAACCAGATCGACATTTATTTTGACAACCATGAAGCCGCTTCCGCCTTCGGCCTGAAGCAGTTGAATGTTTATCTGAAAGGAGAACCCGAAAAATGATCAAATGTGAAAATGCTTGCCCCCGTGGAAAATTTGATGGGTGTTGCCACAAATGCCCGGATTTCCACACTTGTCCTGATTCCTGTCAGGAAAACCCGAACGCCTGTGGTTCGGCCACCTTCGATGAAGAAACGGCCCTTCAGGAGTTCAAGAACACACAGCTTGCCACCTTGAACGCCATTGCTTCCCTGACCGCCCACAAGAAGGCCATTGAGGATCAGGAAAAGGAAATGAAGGCTAAGTTGTATGAAGCAATGGTGAAGTTCGGCGTGGATAAGTTTGAATCCGATGTTCTGAACCTTACCCTTGTGAAGCCCACCAATGCCACCAGCATTGATTCCGCCAAGCTGAAGAAGAAATACCCGGACATTGCTTCCGAGTGTTCCAAGACCACCGCCAAGGCCGGTTATGTGAAGATCACGCTGAAGGGTGGTGGGAATTGATGGTGAAAACGGAACAGGAATGGCGGGATGAAGTTAATGCTTTAAGGGCTGAAAACATGGAACTTCACAAAGCCCTTCAGGAAAAGAAAACTTCTGTAAATCTTGTGAATGTTCGATGGTTTGATGGCTATTTGGAAACCTTTGAAGCGTTGGAAATTCGGTTTGGAAATTCTTATCTATGGATGCGCCTGATTGATGGGCAAAATCGCCACATCCCCCTTCATCAGGTACGGTGGTTTTCATTGAGCAAGGAAAGCCATGCCGTGAAGGGTGAGGCTTCCTGATGACCGGTGAAAAGAACTTTGAAAACCGCCTGAAGGACTGGTTGGAATCTGAAGGCATTTACCCATTGGGCCACCCTGAAGATAAAATGACCGTTCCGCCTTGTGGTTTCTATGAAAAGCGTTGGGGTGGAAGCCGGTATGTGAAAAGCGGCCTTCCCGATATGCGGATCACCGTGAAGGGCATTGCCCTTGAAGTAGAGCTGAAGGCCACCAACGGAACCCCGTCAGAACTTCAGAAACGGAACCTGAAGCAAATCAACGGTTCCAATGGGTTTGGGTTCATCCTTTACCCGGAAGGCTTTGAAGCCTTCAAGACTATTGTGAAAGGGGTGAAACAATGCGAGTTTCCCACAGCCGGGTTGAAGTCTTTGATAGATGCCCATACAAATACCGCTTGCGATATGTGGAAGGGATAGACACGATCCCGAACACGGATGCAGACAACGCCCTGATCCTTGGCACCGCCCTTCACACCGGCATTGAAGAAGGGGTTGAACAAGCCCTTGACTTCTACAAGAACAGCTTCCCGGTTCTGACGGATGATCACATTCATGAAATGATGAAGCTGGAAGCAATGATCCCCAAGGCAAAGGCCATGTTGCCACCGGGCGGAACCTTTGAATTGCCTATTGGGAACGCTGATTTCATCGGCTTCATGGATTATCTGGTTCCCGTGGGGAAGGGCCTGAAGCTGGATGGGCTGATCACCGGTGAAGATTTGGATGAATTTGAAGCGTTTGATCTGTACGATTTCAAGTATTCCAACAACGCCAAGAACTACGCCGTTTCCGGTCAGCTTCACGAATACAAGTATTGGTATGAACTGACCCATCCCGGCCACCGGATCAGAAATATGTATTTCCTGATTGTTCCCAAGCCCAAGATCAGGCAGAAAAGCACCGAAACCCTTTCCCAATTCCGTGACCGCTTGCAAGCGGCCTTGAAAGATGCTGAACCAACGCTGATGCCGGTTCAGTACAACCCCATGAAGATTGTGGACTTCCTGACCGATGTGAAGCACATGGTTGAAGCCACAGACTTTCCCAAGAACCCAAACCATTTTTGTGGATGGTGTGAGTATGAAGAATATTGTCAGAAAGGATGGGATTATATGTTACTTCCCAAGAATGAACGCCGTGATCTGAACGCCACCAAGAAGAAGGTTGTGTGGCTTTACGGCGCACCCTTCAGCGGCAAAACCTTCTTTGCCAATCAGTTCCCCGATCCCCTGATGTTGAACACGGATGGCAACATCAAGTTTGTGGATGCCCCCTATATCGCCATTCGTGACACCGTTACGGTGGAAGGCCGTATCACCAAGCGCAAGTTGGCCTATGAAGTGTTCATGGATGCCGTGGCCGAACTGGAAAAGAAACAGAACGATTTCCGAACCATCGTGGTTGACCTTCTGGAAGATGTTTATGAATCGTGCCGGGTTTACATCTGTGACCGTCAGGGCTGGAAGCATGAATCTGATGATTCCTTCCGTGCGTGGGATATGGTCAGAAGCGAGTTCCTGAACACCCTGAAGCGGCTGGTGAATCTGGACTATGAAAACATCATCCTGATCAGCCATGAGGACAGAAGCCGTGACCTGACCCGCAAGGGCGGCGATAAGATTAGTTCCATCAAGCCGAACCTTCAGGATAAGGTGGCAAACAAGGTGGCCGGTATGGTTGATCTGGTGGCCCGTATCGTGGCGGACGATGATGAACGGGTGCTGTCTTTCAAGACTTCTGAAGTGATCTTCGGCGGTGGCCGTTTGACTGTCCGTGATAAGGAAATCCCGCTGACCTATGACGCTTTCTGTGAAGTCTACGAGGAAGCCAACCAGAAGGCCGCAGGAGCCGTGAAGCGTGGCGGCAATGCCCCGGCTACCCCCGCACCTGAAACCACCGACACGCCCACCACAGCGCCCAGCAGAAGGGGCAGAAAGGCCAAGACTGTAACCCCGCCCCCGGCTGGTAACTATGATCCGGCTGAAGATGCGGCAAAGGCGGCTTGTGGTGATCCTGATGGAACTTGGACACCGGGCGGCGGTGAAAAGGATGATTCTGTTCCTGTTGATGAACCGGCCACCGGTGACACCCCGCCTTGGAACGATCTTCCCAAATGCCCGGACGGTGAACGCATTTTCAGACAGCACGATCAGAACCCGGAAATCCCCCTTTGTCCGTCCATTGACGCTGGCCACCGTTGCCACAAGGAAGGCGGCCCCGATGGTTGCCCCCTGTGGGATCGCCCCAAGGCACAGGCAGAGGAACCCGCACCCAAGACGGATGCTAACCCGCCCCGCCGTACCCGGAAGAAGCGTGAAGAATAATGGCTGATGTGCTGATGATTGCCGGGAAGCCTGAAACCATTTTCAAGGCCCGTGATTTTGAATATCTGGTTGAAAAATACATGGGTTATGAAGCGGCCAAGTATTTCCGGGAATACGCTGAAAAGGCTGATGAAGAAGTCAGATCGGCCAAGGCCGGTGAGAACACAGACCTTGCTTCCTATGAAGCTGACCTTGAAAGCAATCACAGAGCCTTTCAGGACATTCAGACGGAAGCCGCAGTTATCACGGGTGTTCTTCAAGAAAAGCGGATAAACCGTGAAAAGATCGCCCATGCAATCAGGGAAATTGGAAAAATTCTTTCCAACCAAATATAAAAACAACATTTTTGGAGGTAAAAAACTATGGCTATTGATTTTGACAAGATTGATCGTTCTGTTGATCTGAAGGGCCTTCAGGCTGATGTGGAGGATGCCAAGAAGAACGGCGGCGGTGATTTCCCCACCATTCCCGCTGGCAAGTATGAAGTGAAGCTGGAAAGCATGGAGATCAAAGGCACCAAGGCCGATCCCAACCGCCCCATGCTGGCCGTGTCCTTCAAAATCCTGTCCGGTGAGTTCAAGAACCAGCGCCTTTTCATGAACCGTGTCCTTTACGGCACCAAAAATGACAAGAACATGATCGCTTCCGCTATGGGCTTCCTTGAAAAGCTGGATTCCGGTGTTCCTATCAGCTTCACCAGCTACAAGCAGTTTGCCCAGCTTGTTCTTGATGTGGCGGAAGCTATTGATGGAACCTTGGAATATGCGGTGGACTATGATGATTCCCGCTTCAATTCCATCACTGTTGAGGAGGTTTTTGAGGTTGAAAACTGACCGCAGATTTTTTATAATCAAATCGAGCACAAATAGTGCTTGATGCGGTTTTGAACCTTAACTTTCAAGCACAACCTGTGGGGCTTCGGCCCCACAATGGCCCCAAGTGAAAGCCTTCCCGTGGCGGGGCTGATAAGGCGGCAACGCTGACCGATTTCACAAAAGCTGAAAGGATGTGAGTTGATGATCTTCTATGATTTTGAGGTTTTCCGGTATGACTGGTTGGTTGTCCTGATCGACCTGAACGCCCGGAAAGAAACCGTGATTATCAATGATCCCGACAAGCTGAAGCGTTTCTATGAGGAACACAAGGGCGTGATTTGGGCCGGTTACAATTCCCGGAACTATGATCAGTACATCCTAAAGGCCATTCTGTGTGGGTTTGATCCAAAGCCTGTGAATGATTGGATCATTGCAGAGGACAAACCCGGTTACAGATATTCAAGCCTGTTCAGGGAATACCCGCTGATCAATTATGATGTGATGCCGAACCCGCCAATCAGCCTGAAGGCGCTGGAAGCGTTCATGGGCCATTCCATCAAAGAAACTTCTGTTCCCTTCGACATTGACCGGCCTTTGACTGAAGCAGAATTGGCCGAAACGGTCAAATATTGCCGCCATGATGTGGAACAGACGGTGGAAGTGTGGTTAAGGCGGAAGGAAGATGAATTTGATGCCCAAATGTCACTTGTGAAGGCGTTCCATCTTCCTATTTCCGACATTGGCCGCACCAAGGCCCAGCTTTCCGCCAAAATCCTTGGAGCCGTTCAGCGGGAACACAATGATGAATTTGAAATTGAGTTCCCGTCCAGCTTGCGGATCGAAAAATACACGGAAGTTCTGAACTGGTACAAAAACCCCCTGAACCGTGACTATTCCAAAACCCTTGAACTGGATGTGGCCGGGGTTCCCCATGTGTTCGCTTGGGGTGGCCTTCATGGGGCAATTCCCAAATATCACGGGGAAGGCTGGTTCGTCAATGTGGATGTGGCTTCCTATTACCCATCTTTGATGCTGGTTTATAAGTGGCTTTCCCGCAATGTTCACGATCCTTCCAAGTATGCGGAAATCTACCACACCCGCCTGAAGCTGAAGGCTGAGAAGAACCCCATGCAACAGCCTTATAAAATCGTTCTGAACAGCACCTATGGCGCTATGAAAGATAAGCACAACGCCATGTATGACCCCCGGCAAGCCAACAATGTTTGTGTGGGCGGTCAGCTTCTTCTTCTGGATTTGATTGAACGGCTGGAAGATCATTGTGAAATCATCCAGAGCAACACGGATGGTATTTTGGTCAAACTTCGCCGGTATGAAGATTTTGAAATGCTGGACGATCTGTGTTGGGAATGGGAGCAAAGAACCGGGATGCGCCTTGAATTTGATGAATTTCAAAAGGTGTATCAGAAGGATGTGAACAATTACATCATTATTCCTTCCGGGCCGCTTCGTGATGAAAAAGGGAAACCCCGCTGGAAGTGCAAGGGTGCCTATGTCAAAAAGCTGTCTGATCTGGATTATGACCTTCCCATTGTCAACCGGGCCATTGTGAACTATTTCCTTCATGGGATCAGCCCGGAAACAACCATCATGGAATGTTCCAATCTTCGAGATTTTCAGAAGGTTGTGAAGGTGTCCAGCAAGTACAAATATGCCCTTTATTCCCCGGTGGTTACGGAAGCTAAGATCAGGGATGAAAAAGGCCGTTCTAAGAAAATCACCCGCTTCAGCGGCGGTGAGGTTCAGACGGATAAAACCTTCCGGGTGTTCGCTTCCAAGGATCAGAGCAAGGGCGGAATCTTCAAGGTTTCCGGGAAAATCGTCAAGGGCCGGGAAAAGAACCCTGAAAAGTTCGGCAACACCCCGGATCATTGTTTTTTCATCAATGATGATGTGACCAACCTTCCTATCCCGGATGAACTGGACAAGCAATATTACATTGATGTTGCTTGGGATCGGTTGAAAGATTTCGGGGTGGAACGATGAACAATAAAACCTTTCGGGGGGGGGGAGCGTTGAAGCATGGAACTGTTTAGGGGCTATGTGCCTACCAGAAATAAACAATGCCTTGAAAAATTCAAAGGCGTTGAAAAACTGAAAACCCGTTCAGAAGTCCAAGACCTTGATGAATACGCCGGTATTCTTGGAGAAGAAACCATCCTGATTGATGTGGACGATGCGGAAACATCTGAACTTTTGTTCAGAATTGTTCAGGATTTAGAACTGAAGTGCAGAGTGTACGCCACCACACGGGGAAAACACTTCTTGTTCAAGAACTGTGGTGTTAAAAAAAGCTGGACGAAATGCACCTTGGCCGTGGGTATCACCACGGATGGAAAGGTTGGAGCCAATAACAGCTATGAAATCTTGAAGTCCGGTGGCGTGGAACGGCCCATTCTGTATGACTTCCCTGAAGGGGAGATTCAGGAACTTCCCAAGTGGCTGACCCCAGTGAAAAGCAACTATGATTTCCCGAACCTTGGGGAAGGTGATGGGCGGAACCAAACCCTGTTCAACTACATTCTGACCCTTCAGAGTGACGATTTCACCAAGGAAGAAGCCCGTGAATGTATCAGGCTGATTAACCGTTATGTGCTGAAGAAGCCCCTTTCCGACAAGGAACTTGATGTGATCCTTCGGGATGATGCTTTCAAGAAAACATCCTTCTTCCGGGATAAAACCTTCCTGTTTGATAAGTTCGCCACCTACCTAAAGAACAACAACCATATTGTGAAGATCAATAACCAGCTTCACATTTACAAGGATGGTATCTATGTTTCCGGTGCCGGTGAGATTGAAGGGGCCATGATCAAGCTGATCAGCAACCTGAAACGGGCGTGGCGTTCGGAAGTCCTGTCCTATCTGGAAATCATGATTGAGGAAAACACCAAGGCCACCAACCCGAATATCATTGCTTTCAGCAACGGCCTTTACAATATCCGGGATGGTTCCTTCAAAGAGTTCACCCCGGATGTGGTCATTACAAACAAAATCCCGTGGCCATACAACCCCGCCGCCCATGATGATCTGTTGGATCATACCCTGAACCGGCTGGCCTGTGATGATCCTGAAGTCCGGGCCTTGCTGGAAGAAATGGTGGGCTATTGTATGTACCGCCGCAATGAACTTGGCAAAGCCTTCATCCTGATTGGCGATAAGAGCAACGGCAAATCCACCTTCCTTCATGTGGTGAAGAACCTTCTTGGGGATCAGAACATTGCTTCCCTTGACCTGAAGGAATTGGGCGATAGGTTCAAAACCGCTGAACTGTTCGGCAAGCTGGCGAACATCGGTGATGATATTGGTGATGAATTTATTGCCAATGCTTCCGTGTTCAAGAAGCTGGTCACGGGTGATCGGGTGAATGTGGAGCGCAAAGGCCAAGACCCATTTGAGTTCAACAATTATTCCAAGTTCCTGTTCAGTGCCAACAACATTCCCCGTATCAAGGACAAAACCGGAGCCGTTCAGCGGCGTTTGGTGATTGTTCCCTTCGATGCCAAGTTCACCCCCAATGATGCTGACTTCCGCCCGTTTATCAAGGATGAACTGTGTGAACAGGGTTCTATGGAATATCTGGCCTTGCTTGGCCTTCAGGGGTTGAAGCGGGTTCTTGGGAACGCACAGTTCACCACTTCCAGCAGAGTTCAGGGGCAGTTGGACGAATATGAGGAAAACAACAACCCCATTATTGGGTTCATCAATGAAGTGGGTGTTGACGGGATTGAAAATGAAGCCACCGATTCCGTGTATCGCCGGTATAAGGAATATTGCATTGCAAACAACTTCCAAGCCCTTTCCAAGATTGAGTTTTCCCGGCAGATCACAAAACGCTGTGGCTTCACAACGGTTCCCAAGTGGATCAGAAACCGGAAAACCCGTGTATTTGTGAAAGGCGGTGACGCAGAATGAGTGGTTCCAAGAAGGTGTTCACCACATTGGGCAGTTCCAACCATGTTCCTGAAGAACGGGAAGCATTTGATTACTACGCCACCGATCCAAAGGCCGTGGAAATGCTTCTGGAACTGGAACAGTTTTCCCCAGTCATTTGGGAACCGGCCTGTGGTGAAGGCCACATTTCCAAGGTGCTTCAGGCCCACGGGTATGAAGTCATTTCAACTGATCTGATTTACCGGGGCTTCGGTGATCCTGAACCGTTGGATTTTCTGAAGGAAACGCTGGACGATTTTGAAGGCGATATAATCACAAACCCGCCATATTCAATGGGGCTTGAATTTGTTCAAAGGGCGCTTGAAAGCGTCCGCCCCGGTGGGAAAGTGGCTATGTTCCTGAAGGTTCAGTTCTTGGAGGGGCAAAAACGGGGTGAGTTCTTCAGGCATACCCCCCCCGAAAAGTTTATATCAGCCGTTCCCGGCTGGCCTGTTATAAAAACGGTGATATGACCGGGAAACCGGAAAGCGCCATTGCCTATGCGTGGTATGTGTGGGAAAAGGGCTTCACCGGTGATCCGGTGATTAAATGGTTCAACTGAAAGGATGGTGCTGAATGGCCCACGAATATTCCAAGTTCAAGAACAAAAACATTCCCTATGCCAAGGTTGGGCGGCGGGTGTTCAATAGCCTGTTTGATGCAGAAACCTTTTGCACCGAACACGGCCTTGATGTCAATTCAGCTATTGAATATCGGGATGATCCTAAATTGAAAATTAACATTCAAACAATCGCCCAATACCAGAAGGCCATTCTTCAGGAATGTTTAGACCGGCTGAAGGCCCGTGCGGAAGCCTTGGTTCAAGAAATCAACCGGTGTAATGCTGATTTGGAAAAGTGCCACCCGCTGGATCGTGGTTTCTTGACGGATCGGCGAAATGAAGCCATTGCAAAGCATACGGGTACGATGGAAGCCCGTGAGATTGTGGCTGGATTAAAAAATAATTTAGAAAGGTTGACTGGTTGGCATGATTAAAGACAGCGGTGAACGCACCGAGTTTGGAACCGGCGCTGTTCGTGATATGCACAGCGGCAAAGGCCGCATGGATTTACTTCCGTGGGAAGCCTTGATAGAGGTTTCCAAACATTGTGAAGAAGGGGCCTTGAAGTATGGTGAACGGAACTGTGAAAAGGGTATTCCCATTCACAGCCTGATTGATTCGGCCTTCCGCCACCTTGCCAAGTACATGATTGGGATGGACGATGAACCCCACCTTCGGGCGGCTTGCTGGAATTGCCTGTTTGCCCTTTACATGGAAATCAAACACCCGGAACTTCAGGATATTCCAGCACGAATGAAGGCCCCGGTTCCCAAAATCAAGGCGGCTTCGGAGCCGTGCCGCCGATGCAAACACCGTGACCGCTTCGGGGATGAATTTCCCTGTGATGAATGTGTTCACAGACAGAACGGCACCGATGATATGTTTTACCCGGCAGATTGTAAGGAGGATGCAGAACAATGAAAATTATCAAGCCTGATGTGCAGTTCATCACCCCGATTGATGGGGCCACCATTCTGAAGCGGCTGGAACAATGTGGCCGTGTCTGCTACAAGTCCGAGGATAAGATCACGGAAGGTTCCGCTGAAAAGTTCGTTGCCGGGATCATCAAGCGAGGGCATGAAGCGGTTCTGGAACATTGTTCCTTTACGGTGAAGTTCATTTGTGATCGTGGAGTTTCTCATGAGATCGTCCGCCACCGGATGGCTTCTTACTGTCAGGAATCCACCCGCTATTGCAATTACGGCAAGGGCAAGTTCGGTGAGGAAATCACGGTGATCAAGCCTTGTTTTTGGGATGAAAACACCTTGGGCGAGAAGGTGAAAATGGATTGTTGGAGAATTGCCATGCGGGATGCTGAAGATGCCTATTTTGCCTTGCTGGATGAAGGCTGTTCCCCGCAAGAAGCCCGTTCTGTTCTGCCTAACAGCCTGAAAACGGAAGTGGTCATGACGGCCAACATTCGTGAATGGCGGCATTTCCTGAAGTTACGCTGTTCACCCGCCGCACATCCGCAGATGCGGGAAGTGGCCTTGATCCTGTTGGACAAGGTTCATTGGCTGATTCCGGTGTGCTTTGATGATATTTGGAGTGAATACCATGCCGATGTTTAAGAAGTCCGGTGGTAAAATCTTCGCCGTTCAGTTCAACAAAGCTGAAGAAAAGGCCCTGAACCAAGCAATCAATGAACAGATTGTGGCGAATGACCGGGCTTTCGACATGGATAAGGAATCATCCATTCTGTGGATGCTTCACACCCAATTTGGCTTTGGCCCTAAGCGCCTGAAGCTGGCGTGGAAGCTGTTCTATGCCGAAACTCTGAAGCTACGGGAATATTACCTGATGGATCAGGAAGATGATGGGTGGCTTGCCCGTCAAAAGCTGAAGGACATTGGGTGTGATATTGAAGAATGGTACAGAGAAGAAGGAGGGAAAACCGATGCCTAAACCTTGGGAAAATGCTGAAGGGTATCACGATCCGACAGCCTATCACGGCACAAAGAACATCATCCGTGACGAGGATGAACAGCAGAAGCGGGTGAACACCCTGATCTTCGTGCTGAAGTACATCACCCGTTTGGCGGGGTTTGAACTTCTGAACCGCATTGAAATCAAAGACCGTAAGACCGGGAGGGAATACAAATGATCAGTTCTTATGACCCTAATTTTCGGGGTGTCCATACAATCCGGGTGACTTTCATGCAATGGGATTATACCGGCCATGTTTCCTTTGAAATCGGCGGTAACTGCAAAGGAGCTGAATTGCTGGATTTCACCTTTTTGGAGTGTGACAATCAAGAAGATATTGACCGCTATTCTGAAAACGATTGTCAGTTCAGCTATGATGAAGAAAATGAAGTTTACACCGCCGTTCTGAAAAATGCTGACGGTGACACCTTGGAAGTTGAAGGTGATGAATGTGATTTCAAGGGTATGGCGGTAGCCATTGAAATTGCAGGAACAGCGGTGGAACACCGATGAAAAAGATTTATTCCTTTCTATTTCAGAAACATGATATTGGTTTTATGCGGTTCTGTTATGCAATGTTATTCCCGTGTGCGCTATCATCTGAATTTTGCCGGTGCTGGATGGTGTTTATGTCATTCGTCCTTACATTGGTTATTCAGGGAAATGCTAAAGGGTGGAACCGGATTTGCTAACCAGTATTCTTCAGTAGGAGTTGGAACAGCGTGTGGAACAGGTATGGAATAGATGTTTTCCCTATATCTGTTCCGCACGAAAACCCTTGATTTTCAAGACTTTTTCAGTTGTTTTCAGAGGACGGAACAGATGGAACAGATGTAAATATACTTTCTTCTTATAAAGAAAAAAATATATAAGAAATGTGTATATAAGAAACTGCCCATTTTATCTGTTCCATGCGTTCCAAACCCTTGAAACCCCTTGATTTTTCGGCATTTATCCACGGTACAGATGCAATGAAAACGGAACAGACTACCGCAGAAAGGATGTGTTACATAGTGAATGACAAAGACCTTTCCCAACAGGCCAAGGATTTTCTGAATCAGATCAGCCGCCTTGATGCCTTGATCAATAGACTTCTGAACACGGTTGCAACAGAGCGTTCCCGGTTGACTTCCATCGGGTGTGAACTGAAACAGGATAAGGTTCAAACTTCAGGCCCCAAGAACAGCCTTGAAGAAACGATCTGCAAGATTGATGAACTTGAAAGAACCATCAACGCCCGGATTGATGAACTTGTTGATCTGAAGAACGCCACCCTGAAGGCAATTCAGATCCTTCCTGACTTCGATCAGCAAAATGTTCTGATTGCCCGATATATTGACGGGAAGAAATGGCTTGATATTGCCTTTGACCTTAACTTTTCAATTTCACAGGTTTACAAGATTCACGGGAAGGCCCTGATTTCTTTTTCTGAAAAGAACCCTAACCTTTTATTATCGCTTGAACGGTAGTGTAAAATCCTATTCTTGTGAAAAGTGTGTAGGATTTTATAGTGTCAAGCGTGTTATGCTGGAATCGTAAAAATGCACCCCTTATAGGGGTGCATTTCACTTTTTTAGGAAAGGGGTGAATACCTGTGACACCAAGACAGCGGAAGTTCTGTGATGAATACCTGATCAGCGGCAATGCTACGGATGCGGCAATCAAGGCGGGGTATTCGCCCAAGACCGCAAAGCAGACGGGTTCTGAAAACCTTGCAAAACCTGACTTGAAAGCGTACATCGAAACCGAACTTGAAAAACTTCATTCGGCCAAGATCGCTGATGCTGAAGAAGTCATGAAATACCTGACTTCGGTAATGCGGGGTGAACATACTGAAGAAATCCCGATCCTGTGCGGTGACGGTTGCCAAGAGTTGACGCAGAAAGAGGTTGGAGCCAAAGAAAGGCTGAAGGCCGCTGAACTGATCGGCAAGCGTTATGGTATGTTCACGGACAAGGTAGGTGTGGAAGGGGCCGTTCCGGTGATTATCACGGGGGATGATCAACTTGAAGATTAGCCCACAGGCCAAGCGGGTTCACCTTCCTGAAGTGGTTGGCAAGGGTTACGGAACCTTCTGGAACTTCAAAGGCCGTTACCGGGTGTGTAAGGGAAGCCGTGCTTCCAAGAAATCCAAGACAACGGCCCTGAACATCATCAAACGGATGATGCAATACCCGGAAGCCAACACCCTTGTGGTTCGTAAGGTGTTCAGAACCTTGAAAGATTCCTGTTTCACCGAACTGAAATGGGCAATCAACCGCCTTGGCATTGCGGCCTATTGGGAAATCAAAGAAAGCCCCCTTGAAATGACCTACCTTCCCACCGGTCAGAAGATTTACTTCCGGGGCCTTGATGATCCCCTGAAGGTCACTTCAATTACGGTTGAGATAGGTTTTTTGTGCTGGTGCTGGATTGAAGAAGCATACGAAATCATGAATGAAGCTGATTTTGATATGCTGGATGAATCCATCCGTGGTGCTATCCCGGAAGAAACCGGCCTGTTCAAGCAAATCACGCTGACATTCAACCCGTGGAACGAAAAGCATTGGATCAGGAAACGCTTCTTCGGGGAGATCACCGGTAAGGATGCCCAAGGGAACCCCACATACAAGTTCCATGATAGTTGGATCAGCCCGGATGGGCAGATTTATGCCACAACCACCAATTACCTGTGTAATGAATGGCTGGACACGGCGGATTTGAAGGTGTTCAACACCATGAAGG